ACCATTGCCTAGCGTTGGCTGGTAAGTAATTTCATTAGTGCCATCATCTAGTTTAACGCTGTAATAACCATCAGCATCAAGATAAAGCTCATAACAAACATTAAACTCGACACGATTAGGTGAGCCATTAGAGAAATCAATCTCGGTGCGACATTCTTCCAATCGAACATAGTTTAGTCGCTTGCGTCCATTGATAACCTTTTCAGACCAATCTTTAATGTTTTCAGCTTTGAAAGCTTGCGCTCTAGCATAGAGCTTGTTTTGCTTAATGTCTGCCGCTGTTTTACCCTCTGCCGAACCGGGATAATCAACCCAAACACCATAACGACCAACTGAGCAAACCTCTCTAAGCTTTTCTTTTAAGCTGTCGTAGTAACTATTACCCGAGCGCGTAAATGTTTCAGTAATGTAGGCTATAGACTCGGGCAGGTCTTGCTCTTGGTCATCTAAACTTTCACCAGTCAGCTTATAAGGTCGCATCATTGCTGCACCGCATAAAATATCAAGCGTATTGCCTACGTAGTTTTTGAACACAGCGCGATTAGCAAAAGCATAATAAGAATCGTCACTAATATCAGGCGCCCTTACAATGTAGCCTTGGCTTATGTTTTGTTGATGCTCGTAAACGCAGCTAGCACCTCTGCAAGCTCGCTGCTTTACCATGTCATTGATACAGTCGCGCACTAACTGATACTTTTTATAGTTGAGCGCGTATTCTGGATTTACTAAAGTGTTAGTCATATTTATCTCATTTTTAATCCGCCAGTCCAAAGAGTATCACGTTTACTCTCTACAACCGCTAAATATCTAAAGGCGTCAGCGCCATGTGAGGCCCAGTTATGCAATGGCGAATCACGCCAGCAGCCAAGCTTTTCGTTCCACTCTTTACGATAGTTTTCTAATGTAATTATACCTTGTTCGCATTCTTTTTCATCAAATACGCATTTAGGTAGCAATTCACGAACTAATTGAATGCCATCATCGACGCCAAGCTTCGGAACTATTTCAAAGTTTGCGTAGTATTTTTTATTGCCATACTCCACACCCTCTTTAGCTAATTCCTTTCTGGTTTTACCTCTTGATGCAAACTCTCTATTATTCATATCATGCGGGCCGTATCGTTTACCAATATCCCAGCCCTTTTTAATTGCTACATCTTCAATATATTTAAGATAGTAACCAAGGCCCTCACCGCTATTTTCATGGTAGTGCAAAACCTGTATCTCATCACCTTGACGACACCAAAACCAAACAGCTGTACTATCACCAATACCAATATCGCAAACAACATTAACCTTTTGACTTTCGGCGTACCCGGTTAAATCAGTTATACGGCCATCCTTGTAAATATCATTGAATTGAGTTGAGTAGTAAGCGCCTTCAATAGATTGCTCAAATGCTTCCTTTGGCGTTGATGGGTATTCGCGCTTCATGTCAGCGCCTAATACTTTCCATTTTGATGAGTACCAAGCCTTTTGTCCGTCAGTTAAATCTATTCCATGCTTAGCTTTAAGTTCTGCAAAATAAGACTGCAAGCTTTCAAGAATTTCACCATCAATCGAATATTCCTCACGCTTCCACCAACTGTAAAAGTGAAAGTTAAAATCAAGCACCGATAACTTTTTTTTCATTAGTTGGTTTTTTCGCGCCGTTTCACTGTACTCGTAAAAATAACCCTCTTTACCCTCTGCGGTAGATTCGAGCGTAACAATGCCACCATCAGCAGGAACGGCCTCAAATGCACCTGTGACTATCTCTTTGGCCTTGTCAGGGTACTTTTTACATATCTTGCCGAACTCTGAGACGTGCAATCTTTGAAGTGTGTCACCACGGTATGAAGTGCTTACTTTGATAGCTGAGCCATTACTAAAAACATATGAGTTACCCTTGTCGCTAATTGGCGCTGGTAACTCGTAACCAATGTCAGCAAGTAAATCTCTTTGCTCTTGCGTTATGTTTTGATAGGCGTATTTTATTTTGTTTCTGAATATATCTTTTGCGCTGTCTAGGTTATGGCAAATGCAGCCCGCGTTATAATCTGGCGTAAAAAGGCAATCATCTAGCGCGTCAATCATTTCAAACGTTGTAAAACCTAACTGTCTAGCTTTTAGGATTAGGTCTCTACCATGGTGAGATAAAAAGCGTTGCTCTTGCTCTTCGTTTGGTTGAAATAGAGTTTTTTTGCCTTGCTTGTTTTTGATGTGATAAAGCGAGCAAAGCCTAAACCACTTGTAAGTCAAAGCGTCTGCTAACTCATCATAAGTTAGATCGTCAATCCTACTTAGGTAATCTTTAGCCTTTAAGTGATTAGCGCTTACTACCACCAGTCAGGCGCTCCCTTAGAGATTGCTCTACTTTGATATTGGCATTTGTTTCAGTTGGCGCGTTATGGCCCTGCATTAAGTTATGCTCTTTGATTGCAGTTATTGCCGCACTAGCATTTAAAACGCCTTTCTCGCCATCTTCTAAAGCTGTAGCGTTAATGATTCTTTCAAGCACTTTTAACTTGTCAGTCTTTGACATTAAAAAGACTTCTTCTTGCTTTTTTTGGTGCTTTTCGATTGCTTCTTTGATACTAAGCTTTGCTAAGTTTTGAGCGCCTTGCTCATTAGCTGTCTTAGCGCTGTAACCCGCCTTAATAGCTGCTTGAGTTGCATTACCACCGTTAAGAATATACTCCTTAACAAAGGCATCTTGTTTTGCTGTTAACTTTGTCATTCACTCATTATCTCCTGATAATTAAGCGCCCTATCTCCTGATAGAGCATCTAAGTTATTATAGCTTATTACAGGCAATAAAAAACCCCACTTAAAAGTGAGGTTTGGATTTCAGGTTGACAGCGATTTAGCTTAACTCTTTGTTTAATTCTTCCGCCCATAGGGATAAATAACTAACACCATCAAGTAAGCTATCATCATGCAGCCTTGACTTATCGCTATTCTGCCTTACAACTTTAACGCAAGCTAACAACAAGCAAACATCAGAGCCGCTTAACTTCTCACCTGTTAAAGCATTAAAAGCTTTTGCCGCTGCATCAAATGAGCGCTCACCTGTACCACTTGAATCGTATTGTTTACCTCTTTCAGCTTGAACCTCAATACATTCATTAAGGTAATCAGTAGAGGTTTTAAGCTTATCCGCACTTACTTCCGGAGTTGTTTTAGGTGCGGATTTAGCTGCGGGCTTTTCATTCATCATGCGCTTTAACTTACCTATTGCCATTATTTGGTTGTAGGTTAGCTTTCTCCCATCAGCCAACTTTAAGCATCTAATATAACCTCCATTTGATATAAGTAGCGACACTTGATCGCCATTAAAAATGTATTCATAGCTAGTGTATTCATTTTGCTTATATTCAAACTCAAACCCAAACAACCCAAACACCTCAACAACATCATTGTATTTTTGCTCGGTGTCTAACTCTGATTTTTCGATGTAATCACCGATTCGAATTTCGTTTAGCTGGAAGTCTTTATAATCATCAGTTGTTGTAACACCATTAGTTAGCCCACTAATAACATAACTTGTACTGTATCTCTGCCAACCAACAGCATAACAAACCGCACCTTCTTTCCACTCAATCATTTTCTCCCCTCCATTTCTTTGCATTTTATTTCATCTCCAAACATAGACGCCTTAACATGGCCCGCCTCTTTGCAAGCTCTAACCATATCATTGTGATGGGCTTTTGCTGGTAGATACCAAATTATCGAGACGATAACAGCCATAATAATAAGCCTCCCAAACTCAACCATTTTCTTCTCCATTGTTTAAATTAACCCAATCTTAATTCATTAATTGAAGTGTTAGAAATAACTTATTGGAATATAGATATAACAAAACCGCATTAACGCGGTCTGTATTTAGAATGGGATTTTTTGAAGTCTTTTCTTTTTTTATTCACTTTTAACTTCTCCCTGCATTGGTAATTTGATCGCACCAGATGAAATGCTATTACTTACAACAAGTACTAAGCAAACTATAAATATCCAAATGCCGTTACGAATGAATCCCGCTTTTGTCTCTTGCTCATTTTTGGACTTATCCCAAACAGGTTTATATTCCTCTCTGTCTGCGGTTCGTTGATTCTTCATCTCTGATATTTCAGTCTTAATTGATAGGATTTCTTTATCCTGGGAATCCATCCTCTT